ATCAGCGACATGCAGACGCAGAGCGATCGCGTCACCGATCTGACCGGCGTCTCCACCGGCTTCCCGATGCTGGACGATATGACTGCAGGACTGCAGGCCCGCGACCTGGTGCTGATCGCCGGCCGCCCGAGCATGGGCAAGTCGCTGCTGGCAATGCAGCTGGCCTACACCGCCGCGAAGGCCGGACACACCGCGCACATCGTCACGCTGGAAATGTCGGCGGCGCAATGTGTGCTGCGCCTGATCGCCGCTGAGTCGGAAGTGCTATTTGACCATGTGCGCGACGCAAAGCGTCTGCACGATAGTGAATGGCCGAAGGTTGTCAGCGCCGGCGCTAAGGTAGGCGCTCTGCCGCTGTTCTTTGACGAGGACGTATACGACCTGCGCAGCATCGTCGCGCGGATCCGCCAGGTGCACATGCAGAGCGGCACGCGGATCGTCGTTGTCGACTATCTGCAGCTGATCCGCGGACCGAAGGCGGAGCGCCACGACCTGCTGATCGCCGAAATCACGCGCGAGTTCAAGCTATTGGCGAAGGCGCTCGGCATCACGATCATCTTGCTGTCACAGCTCAACCGCGACGTGGAGCTACGCGCGGACAAGCGGCCTGGTATGGCCGATCTGCGCGACTCCGGTTCGATCGAGCAAGACGCAGACGTAGTGCTGATGATTTACCGCGACGGCTACTACAACCCCGAATCTCCGAACAAAGACTTTGCAGAAGTTCTGATCAGAAAACAGCGCCAGGGGCAGACCGGCACGGTCCCGCTGCATACGCGATTCAGCATTCAGCGGTTCGATTCAGCTCCAGAGGGATTGCCGGCGCCTGTCTCGAAGCGAAAAGACTCCAGCGTGGACTTCGCCGGGTGAGCGATCGTGCACCGGCCGACGACAAGAATTTTTACGACACCAATTACCTCGCCTGGGTGCGCGAGCTTGCGCCCTTTTTCCTGGCGAAGCTGCGCGAGACAAGGGCAGCGGGAGACATGACTGAGCACCGCCGGATTTGGGCAATGGCGAAGCCTGATCTTCGAGACGAGATAACCCGAATTTCAAAGGATAACGTGCAATGAGGAAACAGACGATACGGAACGGCTGGACGAAGATCATGCAACGCGCGCTGCACCACGCTGACAGCCTGGTGAAGAAGGGCGCCATCGCCGCGCAGCTCGCAGCCAGCGGATTGCCCGGCGCCGGCAAGCTGGCCGTTCTGGCGCAGCGCCTTCACGATGAAGCGATCGAGCTGCGCAGTAGCACCTGGGCGAACTGGAAGAAGCGGTCCAAGCCGAAGGCGCGACAGCCGGCGGTGTGGCAGCCGAACAACCGCAAGGACGCCAGCGGCCGGACGCTGCGGTGGGAAAACAACGCGCTGGTGCCGAGGTTCGCGATATGACGCCGACCTACACGCCGAAGTACATCGAGGAAATGGATCTCGCCATCCGGTTGTGTGAGGACCGCAACGGCGAAGGCAGCTGGTCGACGCCGAACCGCAAGCGCGCGTGCTACCTGGTTCGAGCGCAGAAGATCATCGCCGCGCGCAAGCCGGCTTGGCGCCGCATGACGCTCTGGCAGAAGATCGTCGCGTTTTTCACGCCTCAGCGGACCCCGTTGCGCTCCAGCCAGATCTTCCTCGGATGATCACCGCATCCGCCGCAAGGGAATCATTCAACTATGCCAGCGATATAGGCGTGTTGACCTGGCGCGTTCGACCTGGCGGGCGCGTGCAGATTGGCGATGAGGCAGGATCGCTTACGGCGGATGGATATTTGGTGCTGCAGTTCGAAGGCCGTCGCTACCTTGTGCATCGAGTCATTTGGCTGTGGATGACCGGAGATTGGCCGGCGTTCGAGGTTGACCATTGGAACGGCAGTCATGCTGACAATCGCTGGTCAAACCTGCGTGACGTGCAGCACAAGACGAACACCGAAAACCGGCAGACAGCTAACTCGAATAACTCAACCGGCTTCCTTGGTGTATCGCGGAATACCCGCGGTTTCGTAGCCAGGATCAGGCTATCTGGAAAGTCGCGCTGCCTTGGGACGTTCGAGACGCCGCAAGCCGCGCATGACGCCTATTTAGCCGCCAAGCGCGAAGTGCACGCGGGTTGCACGATATGACGCAGATCGTCGTCAACAGTTCAACCGCTCTATCACGCGTCCTTGGCGACATCCGCGAAGCATGGTCAGCGAACAAATATCTGCGCGTGTCGTGGAAGACAGGAAAGGACCGCAGTCTCGACCAAAACGCTATTTCGCACGCATGGTACGAGCAGGTCGCTGACGAGCTCCGTGAAGACGATGCGGTCGGCGTCAAGAGATTTTGCAAGCTGCATTTCGGGGTTCCGATCCTGCGCGCCGAAGACATGGATTTCCGCGAAATGTACGACACGGCGATCAAGCCTCACCTGAGCTACGAGCAGAAGGTGAAGGCGATGGACTACCTGCCCGTGACGTCACAAATGACCGTGAAGCAGCTCAGCTCGTACCTGCTCGACATGCAGGAGCACTACAGGTCCGCCGGCGTTCGACTCGAGTTTCCAAAGGAAAACGAATCATGAGCAACTCACCGTCAAGCGAACTGCTGCGCATGCTGCAGGTCGCCGCGACGCACGATCGCTTCACGCCTCGTAAGGCCGACATCGGCATGCCGACGCTGTTCGATGCGCTCGAAGCGGAGGCAGCATGATCCGCTGCCGGAAGATGGTGGTCAGAACCAAGCGCATGCGGCAGGGTCATTCGACGCCGCCGGCGACACCAGCGCAAAAGTCGCGCTGGACGCTAATGCGCGAGATTGGCTGCATCGCGTGCCTGATGAATCGCGCGCGTGGCATGCCGTCGACGCTGGCGCCGCCGGAGCGCATCGAGATCCATCACCTGATCTACGGTCTGCGCATCGGTCACGACGCGACGATCTGCTTGTGCACGTTCCACCACACCGGGTTCTGGCGGCCGTTCGAGTCCGAGAGTTACCGCGACTCGCGCGCACGCCTGGGTCCGTCCTATCACGGCGCCAAAAAACCATTCCAGGCCATGTACGGCAGCGACGTTGAGCTGCTCGAGTATCAGAACGCGCTGTTGTCGCCACTTTCGGAGAAGGCCGCATGATCAGCAAGGCAGTGACCATCATCGTCTACGGCTCGCCGGCGCCGCAGGGCTCGAAGAAGTTTCTCGGCCGCACGAAAACCGGCCGCGGCATCATGGGCGAAGTCTCGAAGAAGGTGAAACCCTGGCGCATGGATGTCAAGGCCGCCGCTGAGCTGGTGCGCAACGGCTCGCCGGCAATGGATGGCCCGCTGCGTGCGCGCATGGTGTTCACCCTGCCGAAGCCGGCCAGCGCACCTAAGACGCGCCGGAGCTGGCCGTGCACCAGGCCGGACGTGTCGAAGCTGTGCCGCAGCACCGAGGACGCACTGACAGACGCCGGGCTGATCAAGGACGACGCGCGGATCATCGGCTACTCGAGGCTGGAGAAGGTCTATCCCGGCGAGGATCCCGAGGCGCTCACCGTGCCTGGCGTCCGCATCACGATCGAACAGGTGCGCGAATGAGCATCCGACCGGAAGCCGCGAAGGCCGCGACCAAGCTGATCCGCTTGCTGCCGAAGGACAACCCCGACGCCTGGCCGGCGCTGATCGAAGTCGAGATCGTCAACGTGGCGCCAGAGTACAGAGTCGCGGTGCGCGAAGTAGCGCGCCTCGAGCATCGCCGCCGCGTCACGCTGATCAGCCGGAAGCGCAAGCCATGAGCGCCAGCCAGATCAGGATTGCCGCCACCGAGGCGCTCTGGCGTGCGCTCCCAGGCCTGACAGAGATCGAGCGCCACGCCGTTGCGCGTGAAGTGCTCGAGGCGTTCACGCGGCTGTACGGGTCGCAATACGTCTACGTTCCGGCAACCGCCGAGCCTTTCATCCTCGAGACTGAGGAAGGCCGGCAGCTGGTCATGGAACTGCGCGGCCGCGGTCACTCAACGCGCGCGATCGCCAAGGTCATGGGCATCGGTGCAACCGCTGTCCGCTGTTGCGCGCGCACCGTTATGGATGGCGCGCAGGCTGTGGCGTAGTTTGATACCCGGCGGCTAAGGAAGCGGGACGGACAAGGAGCGGGAACGCCGCAACACGGACGGATACAGGCCCACGGAGGGGCCGACACAATGGCAGCGAAACCCAAGTCTTACCGCCGCGCCAAGCTCAAGGAGCACGGTGCGGAGATCGCGGCAGTCCGGCACATAGCGACCCGCGAAGTCTACGAAGCCTCGAAGCCCGACGCGATCGAAAGCCTGGGCCGCATCGAAGGCGAGAGTAATTTCAGTTCGCTACTCGCCGGCATCGAAGCCGGCCGCGACACGACGCAGGACATGGGCGCGTGTGCGATGGCCCGATCATCCGGCTGCATCCCCGAGGTACTCGAGGCATACGTTGCGCAGAGCAAGTTCTACCGCCTGCCGCTGATGTCGATGGTGTTCAAGGCGATCGTCGCCGAGCTGCGCAGCTGCACGCCACGGTCACAACGCGACAAGCTGGAAAGCCGGCTGATCCGCGACCGCGCCTGGATGCAGGGCGCAGTCGCCGACGCCTTCCTGCTGCTGCGCTACGGGCATTGCAAATCACTAAGCCAGCGCGCCAAACACTTCGAAGTCGACCACGACGCCTATGCCGCTATTCGCAAGGTGGCGCACGGCATATTCAACACGCTGCGCGCCGATGCGGAGCGTTTGTGGAAGATTGCAAGATTTTCAAGGGGGCGCGCACCCTCAAAGGAGCATGCTACGGGTGAAGGTGGTACTACAACTGCACAACGCGCGTCGATCGGTTCATATCGCGCCGGTCCACTCCCAGACGCTGACGCCCAAAGCCTCTACGACGGTGAAACGATACAGACGCGGCCAGGTGTTCGAATCCGCGGCTTCTGGAACGAACGCTTCGAACGTTCCCCAGTCACCTTGACCAAATTCGCGTGAGCAATCACGCAACCAATTATCCGGTACAGCCTACGGGCGCCGTGCATGTGAAAACTGCCGCGGTACACGCTCGCGCCATACCCGGCCGGATCTCCCCTTCACTTAGCCGCCGACGCGGCGCCTCAACGGCGCAGCATCCGACGCGCGGCGGCGCCAATCAAAGCGAGGTAACGCATGAGCATTTTCGGTAGCTTCAATTTCTGGCATCCGTTCCACAAGCCGAGCGCAGCCGGCCAGGCGCCAGCCGTCCAGTTCAAGGTGAACGCCACTACGCAGGACTGCCCGAACGGCGTCATTGACTTTTCGCCGTATGGCGGAGCCCGCCTGATCGCGGTCGAGGATTGCAGGGCGCAATGCGCAGCCAGCAATGACGTCGAGCTGGTGAAGTTCGGCGCCAGCCTCAAGGCGTATTACGCCTTCGTGCCGTCTCTCAGCGACCCGTCACTGAACGACGCGCAGCGGTTCAACATCAAGTCGAACTGCACGTTCGCGCTCGGCATCGCCAGTTATGCCGGCCGCATGGTCCCGGTGTTTACCGACGACAAGCCCGACCCGAGCGGCAAGGAACTGTGGAGCACCGGCTCGCAGGTCACCGATCACGGCAGCTTTGAGACAACCGTCACGCTCGCCGACATCGCCGGCATCCTGCAGGACGCGATGAAGCGTTCCGCGCTGCGGCTGTAACGCCGTGCGCTGGCACCAGCGATTCAACCCCCTTTTCTTCTGGAGATTGCTTATGTCGAAATTCGATGAACTCAAGGCCGAGATCGCACAGCTGCACACGTCCTTTTCGGCGCAGCTCGCCGCGATCGACGCCAAGCTGTCAGCGGTCCCGTCCGGCACCAGCGATGCCGAGATCGACGACGTCCTGACCGACCTGCGCTCGCTGCAGTCGGACATCGACAAGTCGACGGCCACTCTGTCGGCTCCGCCTGCAGACGCATCGCCTGCGGACTCTCCGCCGGCCGATGCACCGCCGGCTGCGTGAAGTTTTGGAGCAGGCCGCGCGTTGTAAGGATCTGCACCACTAGATTCTGCGCCTGGTATTGCTTCGGTTTAGGCGGCGTTGGGTATGGCATCACACCCGACGCCGCTATCAAGGCATGGATTCCACGGACGTAAGTTAGTCAAGGAGTGACGCAATGGGCCTCATGCAAGTCGAAGTCGCGGGCAAGAGTTTCCTGGTCAGCGATGCATATCACTGGCTGGATGTCTCGCACGAAGCCGAGCGCCGCTACTACTTCGGCGACGGCATGGGCTCGGTAATCATCAGCTCGCCGCTGCTCGCCGGCACAGACCTTGAAGGTAATTGCCGCATCGTCACCGAGAACGAGGCCATCCACTACGTTCCATTCGGCTGGCTGCAGCTGTCCTGCATCCCGCGTCGACAGCCGCGCGGAACGGTGCATTGACCATGCGTCCATCGCTTCCAACCGACGCAGTCGAGCGCAACCGCTTTCCAATGGCGGACGGCCTGCTCGACTACTTCCCGAACGCTCTGGCGCTCGTCGCTGAGCTCAGTCTGATCGGCAACCAGCAGCACAACCCGGGCGAGCCTATGCACCACTCGCGGGACAAGTCAACGGACCACGCGAACAAAATCATCAAGCACCTTGTCGATCGAGGCAAGGTCGATGCTGACGGCGTGCTGCATGATGTAAAGGTCGCCTGGCGCGCACTGGCGCTGGCGCAGGAAACCGCTGAACGGATCTACGGCTACCCGATGCCACGCAATGCGCGCATCACGGTCGCCGCACAGCCGGCACCGGCAAGCACCGGGCCAGCACCACCACCGCCGGACAGCGCCGACGCATTTGTCGACGCGCTGCTGCCACCTGGTACACCACCACTCGAGGCGGGAGACTGAATGAAAGGCACCTGCCCCAAATGCTTGGTGCCGGATCGTCTGCGCGGAATGGGCAAGCGGCAAGTACTCTGCAATGCCTGCCTTCGCAAGTCGCCGCGTCGCTTGGTTGAAGGCCCGGCGTTCCCCGAACTGAGCAGCGTGCTCACGTTTGACAGCGGCAAGGTCTACGGTGACGTCAAGAAACCGCAGCCATTCACACCGCGAACGCGCAAGCGCACGAAGCACTATGTCATTCCGGACCTGCAGCTCCGCGCCGGCGTGCCGATGGATCATCTTCCCTGGATTGGCGCGGACATCGCGCGCCGCAAGCCGGACGTGATCGTCAATATCGGCGATCTCTGGGACATGCCTTCACTGTCGTTCCACGACCAGCCGGGCTCACTGTCCAAGGAGGGCGCACGGTACGAGGAAGATATCAAGGCCGGCAATGACGGCCTGGCGTTGATGATGGCGCCGGTTCGCGCTGCGATCGAAAGCGATCCGGACTGGAACCCGCGCCTGATTTTCTGCGAAGGCAATCACGAGTATCGCATCATGCGCACGGTCGAATCCGACCCGCGCTACTCCGGCACGCTCGGGATGCACCATTGCGGCGTCGAGGCTTGGGGCTTCGAGCGGCACAAGTTCCTGCATGTCGTCGCGGTCGACGGCGTGCATTACAGCCATTATTTTCAGATGGCGGGCTCCGATCGACCGATCGGCGGCTCGATGGACAACCGCTTCAACAAGATCTGCGCGACCTTTGTGCAAGGGCATGAGCAAGGCCTTCTGCAACATCGACGTCCGCTGCCGATCGGCAAGACGATTCACGGCGTTGTCTGTGGCTCTGCGTACATGCACAGTGAAGACTACCGCGGTCCGCAGCGTAACAATGAGTGGCGCGGCGTTGTCGTTTTGCATGACGTGCGCAACGGCGGCGACTGCGACCCAATGCCGGTCACGCTCCAATGGCTCGCCAAGGAATACGGCGACGTGGATCTTCACGACCTGATGGCCGAGAAGTATCCGGAACTGCCTAGAGGATGGGCGGCATGAAGACCGAGCGCGGCCAATTCGTCGAAACGATCATCGAGTCGGATAGCACGCACGATCTCGCGTTCCATGCGCACCAGCTGATCAACCAGCGGCGTCAGTTCGCAATGAGCTTCGACGGCTACGGCATCGGCACCATCACGGCGCCGATGGTCGGCCCGCGTAACCCGATGACGCCACAACCGCAGCCGCCAATCTCCCAGGCGATTGCTGCGTGAGCATGTATCGCCAGATCACGGTCGGCGAATGGTTCCGTGTGCCGATGCGCGGGCATGTAGACGCCTGCTGTGACTGCGGCTTGGTGCACGTCCTGAAATACCGCATCGTCAACGTGCCGCACGGCAAGAAGCGCCGCGACACGCTTGAAATGCAGGTGGTCAAGATCGACCGCCGCGCAACCGCAGCTCGCAGGCGGCCAGCAGTCAAGACACGGCGCATCGTCGCCAAACGCGCCCGCGCAACAGTCGCGGGAATGGAAAAGAGAGCACGTAAATCGGGCCTAACCTAATGGCGCTGCAACCAAATCCGACATTCGTCGAATACCTGACCGGCGCCGCACTCGAATCAACCGAGCATCACGCCAACCTGGGCACCGAACTGGTCAAGGCGTCACCGCCGGCAATCACGGCGGCGATGACATTCTTCGGTCATCCGGTTGCTGAGTGGGTATCGCTGCTGATGGCGATATATGCCTTCGGCCTTTGCGTCCAGACTGTTGCACGTTTTGGTCGCTGGATCGAAGCGCGCACGAAGCGCAGCCGATGGTTCAAGCGGTGACGCCTATCCCGTTCATCATCTTCGCCAGCGTCATCATTTTCCTGGCGATCGCGCTGCGCGGCGACGCGCCGCAGGAGATGTCGACCAATGATTAGCACGCTCGCCAAATTCTTCATCGCGGTGCTGATCGCCGGCCTGCTGATCGCTGCCTCTCGAGGCTGGCGCGATTTCGCCTACACCTGACCACTTGAACCACTAGAGGCGTCGGAACATGAAACGTTGGGCTACCGCGGTACTGCTGGCGCTGTTCTGCTGTTCCGTATATGCCTCATGGCAGAAGATGGCCCTCCCTCCGGTAGCTACAACGGCGAAACAGCTTGACGTCACGCTTTATGGTGAAGTCAACGAAACCAGCGCGCACGACACGATCGAGGCGATTCAGGCCGCGAACAAGGTCAAGACGAACGCGCCGATCATGCTCTACATAGACAGCCCTGGCGGTTCGGTCATTTGGGGGGGGCTGATTGTTGACGCGATCGAAGGGTCACGCCGTCCAGTGTGGACGGTAAACGTCAACATCGCCGCAAGCATGGCCGCGATCATCTACACCTACGGCGCTCAGCGCGTGATGTTCAATCACGCCATCCTGATGTTCCACAACGCCAGCGGTGGTTTCAGCGGCACGGTGCCGGAAGCCGGCTCACAGCTGGCAATGGTGCAGCGATTGTTCGCCGGCTATGAGCGGCACATCGCCGAGCAGGCCAAGCTGACGATCGAGGAATTGCGCGCCAAGGAATCGGAGAACTGGTGGCTGCTCGCTGATGAAGCGATGGCCGCGCACCTGGCCGATCGCACGTCAAGCGCCGGCGCCTTCCCGGTGCCGAAACAATAATCAGGGGGAACAAGGATGTATCAGCTCAGTACAGACGGCCTGCTCGCAATCGAGCGCCGCGAGAATCCAGGCCCGACCTTTGAACCCTGCCTGACCGCGTACCGTGACGGCAAAGGCGCAAACTTCACCTGGACGATCGGCACAGGCCACACAGGGCCGGAAGTGCATGAAGGCCTGGTGTGGACGCCGGAACAATGCGCCACCGCGCTAAACGCCGATACAGCCGAAGCACAGGCCGCGATCAATCGCCTGGTCACTGTGCCGCTCAAGCAGAACCAGTACGACGCGCTGGTGTCGTTCGTGTTCCAGATCGGCGCCGGCAACTTCGAAAAATCCACCGCGCTCAAGGTGCTCAACAAGGGCAACTATGACGCGGTGCCGGCCGCAATGGCTCAGTGGAAGTACGCCAACCACGATTACAGCGCGCCGAACCCTGGCGTGCAGAACCGCCGTGCCTCCGAAGCCGGGCAATGGGCAGGCGGGTCGCATGTGGCATCGGCAAGCGTCGATGTATCGCCGCCGCCGAGCGCAGTCAAGCGCGCGCACACCTGGCTGGTCGGATCCGGTTTGACCGCGATCGCGTCCAACCTATGGTCCGGATTGTCCGATGACAAGCTGCAGGACGCCGGGCAAAAGCTCCTGGACCTTGGCGCGCATGGGCATGGGTTCGTGATCATCGGCCTGACGCTGATCGTCGCGGGCATCTTCTGGAAGTGGCAAAAGGACGCGCACTCATGAAACGTGGAACGCTCGCCTTCCTGCTGATGGCATCAGCACTGTTCAGTCTGTGGCAAGCACACCAGATTGTCAGTCTGAAATGGCAGATCTGCGCACTCGGCGCTTTCCCATCCTGATGTTCGCCTGGATCCTCGAGAAGCTCGCCGGTTTCAAGGCGCTGGCAATCGAAGCTGGCGCCGTGCTGCTGGCTATCCTCACCGCCATCGCCTATGGGCGATACAAGGGTGAGAAGGCCGGCATCAACCAGGTCGCGGCCAAGTCTGCGGAAGCGACGCAGAAGGCCGTTGATACACGCGGAAAGGTAGACAACGCCGTGCAGCGTGAAGCGCCTGGTGATGCTGCCAAGCAACTCAACAAGGATTGGAGCCGGCCATGATCGCACGCCTCACCCTGATGCTGGCCTGCCTGCTGTGCATGCCTGGCTGTGCATCCGTCAAGGTGCAAACGCATGACTTCTGCCAAGTGGCAAAGCCTATTCTGGTCAGCAAGTCCGATCAGATCAGCGATGACACGGCAAAGGAAGTGCTGGCGCACAACCTCACCGGCCGCCAGCTGTGCGGGTGGTAGGCCATGAGTGACGCAGCAATCATCAAGCTGGTAATAGCGGCAGCGTTCGCCGCGTCAAGCTGGCACTCCGCCCAATGGGGCGGCACCGACAGCTCGTACACAGAGGCACACGGATGGAAGGGCTTCTCCTTCTACGGCATAGGCCTGGCTCTGCTGGTGTGCGTGTAAATAATCCGCATCACATGCGTGTAGGTACCTCCAGCTTACGATGCGAAAGGCGGGTGGTATCCAC